GTAAATGCAGCATTACCTCTATTAATCTCATTAGCAGTAACAGTTAAGTCACTAACTACACCAAAATCAGTTTCCGATACAGTAGCTAACTCTGTTACTTCAGCATTGGTAATCTGAGCGTTAGGATTTCCTGCTAACCAATATTTAGCCATCATATACCTCCTTATGTACTTATATATTGAAATACACAAATAGCAGTTATACGAGTGCCAGCAGTTGTCAAGTCACCAGTCAGTGGAGTGAACCTTATATTAACAGTTCTACTCGCTGCACTATACAAAGCACCAGCTACTACTATAGCTTCAGTTGTCGCAGGACCTCCAAATGGTCCAATTCCGCCAGTAGCAAAGTGATTAGCAGCATGCCCATGCCCGTTTTCAATAACAGGTAAAGGTACTTTCGCAGACCATGTTACAGCACCGCCACCATCGTCAAGCAATGCTTCTGCAGCCATCAAGTCAGTATAACTTGTAGCAGCTCCCATGCTTATATCTAGGTCATGTCCACTACTACCATTAGTTACAACTGCTCCGTCATTTACTAAAATCACATCCATTAGAATTGATTTAGCAGGTTGTGTGATAGCAATATCATAGTTAGTAGTATGAGTAACTGCAAGTAAAACAGAACCCGATACAACTGACTTGTCTAACGACTTAACCTTATCAACTAGGTTATCAGCTTTATTTTGTCCGTAAAAAGGATTTGCCATTTTCTACCCCCTCTAAGATTTAGTCCAGATAGCATGAGATTCGGGCATTTGCATTTCCAAACCAGCTTCTGTCTGAATTAAGTCAACTCTACGGTCAACACCACTATTTTCTAAGGTCTGAACACCAACATAAATCGCTGTATCACGATTAAGTCCGTTACCAACCAATGGTCGGTAAGAACAATATTTCATATTAACAGCAAGTATGCCAATGTCACTTCCGTCAAGGTGAATATTACGGGCTACATTCATATCTCCATAAGGAGTTGATATAACTGTAATGTCAACACCAAAGACCTTCTTTTTACCAGATAGAGCCATGTCAGCACGGATATTAGGTGACGTTTCAAGGTTATTCTGAAAATAGCCACTTAATTTATGCAACCAGTTGTATACTTCTGTTCCCACAAAGAATACCGTTGCGTTAGCATTGTTATACCGTGGGTCAAGAAAAGCAGACATATCATCAAGAAAACTATCTTGAGTCTTTGTTGCTGTTGGTAAAGTAAACTGATTACCGTATGCGGATATATAGTTAATACAACCGTCAGTTGTCCAAGCCGTGCTAGCAGTGCTAGATTGACTATTCCACAACAGAGACTGTTCTATATCCCATTTATGCTCAATTAACTTCTCACGCCAAATACGAGCCCACTCATTGGATTCAAACTTCAGCACGGTAGCACGTGTTGTGTTATCCATTGCCATAGCAGTTTTCCAAATTTGTGTATTGCCGTATGAGGTTGAGAAGGGTTGGTCTTTCCAAGTTTCTGGGTAACCACTCCCTTGCTCAAAAGCAGAACCTACAACGTAACAACGGTTCTTTTCAAGAGTTTCCTGAGATGCGCTTGAAGTAGCAGTCGCACCAACAGCCACCGAAGACGGTGGACCCATCCAGTACGATGAACCTTCAGTTTGTGAAGAGCCACGCTTGACCGTTAAGTCTAAGTCAGCATATTCACCATTTGTTGTAACTTTATCAACAAATGCAACAATATAGTCTGAATATGTTTCTTCATCTGCGCCAGCGTTAGCGGCAGAACTGATAGGTACTCTTAAGAGCTGTCCTTGAAGGAAGAACTCTGGATAAGTACCTGAATCGCCAACAGCGTAATCAATCGTCTTTCCATAAACATTAGATAAGTTACCTGCCGAAGCATAATCGGTTCCCATTCTAAGTTTAATTGTATCACCTGCAGTAAGACAGTTTGCTAATGTTGATGCCAAAGCATCACTATAATCAGAATCTCCACCAAGTGCTACATATGCGTATCTTTTATGGAAAGACGGGCGACGCTCAGTAAATTTAAACTGAGGGTCATCACATGGTTTCTTCGATAATTTCGATACCATTCGGAAAAAAGGGTCTTGAGCTATTGCTAGTTCAGATACCCTATCACCGAAATTGTATCGTCTACGAAGGTCACCAGTGTCTAGCGTATTAGAGGTTTGTCCAATAGAGGAACCACCATCACCATACGCTCCTAGTGTAAATACATCAGCCATGATAATTTACTCCTTCTTTATTCCATGTTAGGGCAAATAATCAAAAAATTTAATTAAATGCCGATTCTAAATCACGGTCCATCCCCAAAAGGTTATCAAAGAGAGAGTCATCGCCAGACTTTTCAGTCCCTTGTTGACTTCCAGCTGATGCTAAAGAAGCAGGCTTTTGCCTTACATTCTTCATTTGACTTCGCATTTCTTGTCTCGTAGAATTAGCTACATTCTTATCTCTTTCTTCACGATTCTTCAAGTAGTATATATCATCAAGTGTTAATGGTCTACTTTGTGCAAAATTAACTAACTGTTCATACTCTTCATCAGTCATATTATGTGTCTGACGAAATTGAGCATTATCAGCTTGTCTCCTTTGCTGTAAAGACGCTTCTTCCTGATATTGATTAAGCTTTCTATTAACAACACCGTCAATAGCAGCCCCGAATACTCTTGCTGAATCTGAAGAAGGATTGTTCATCGCTTCATCTCCGTCAAAGACGAAATCTTCATCAAGCCCTAATTTCTCCTTTAAACTCTTTGGAGGTTGACCTCCACCCTCAAAATAATCCCTTGTATGCTGGATTAGTTTAGGGTCACCTCTGAAAGCATCTAATAGTGGGAGAAACGGTTCAAGTTCCTTCAGTCGAGTGTTAAGTCGCTTAGCTTCACGACTGCTGTCAGCATATCGCTTATCTAAATTAGAATCTTGTTCAATCTCTCCATTCGCAACAGGATGCTCTTCCTGAGCAGTTGTCTGTTGACTAGTGCTTTCTTCAGACTTAGACATATTATCGTCATAAGTTAGGCTGTTGACATCTCTGTCCAACGATGCAAAGAAATCTTCAGCGTCCTTTCTATCACTTGTTAAAGTGTCATTAGGAGCACTTTCGGGGTTGCCTTCTGGCAAGTTATCTTCTACGTGCTTAGTTTCTTCCATTATATTACCTTTAAGTTAATATTATAATTATGTAATTGTCAACTGCTTTTAGTCTTTTTCTTTGAAGACTCTAAACCAGCCTTAAATTGAACAACCGCAGTGTCTACACGCCTGCCCAAATCTTTTTTAGCTAAATCTAATTCTTTTTGCATAAACCCTCTAACCATCTTCTGTTGAGACTTGGTTGTAGTAACTTCTTTGTCTACTTCTCTAGTTCCTACATCAACACCATGTTTAATCCCAGCTTGTACAAGTTGTCTCTTCAATGTATCTATTGTTCCTTCGCTTTCTTTCAATGCTCCCTCCAGTCCCTCTAATTGAGACTTCAACTGTGAGTAAATTGACTTTCTTTGAATAATCTGCTCTTTATTTCTAATATCTAACTGACCTATCATAGCTATATCATCAATAAGACCAGACTGGAACCACCTGAAGTACTCTTCTACCAATGCCCATCTATTTACAGGAAGTGTAGAACCTCCAACCACTTTAACATCAAACTTAGCTTCTGGATAATTGTTCCATTTCTGAATTGCCATACCTAAGTCATTATAAATTGGTATATTGATTTCCACTTGTCTATCTTCTTGTAAACCAGAAGGCTGTACAATTCTAAATACTTTACGTGCTGTATAAGCCGCTTGAGCCATTTGTTGGAATACTTTACCTAGATGAGTCAATGCAGGTTCTACTATTGTCTGCATCCATGCTTTAACACGCCTTGTTCCATATTCATCAACTGCTAACATTCCTCTGTATGTATCATGCTGTTGTGCAGGAGCACCTTGCATTGAAGAATAAACACCAGACATATATTCCATATCCTGTTTAGAATCTTGTGTAATTTGAAAAAATGCTTGATTTAATGGAGCTGGTGATACAGGAGTTGGAGGTTGAAACCCTTGTCTGTATTTTAAAAGTGCCCCAGGTGAAGATGAATACTTCTCCCATTCTTCCTCTGGTACAGAACCTTCTTCATACATCCACCTCAGATTAGATGCTAAATTAGCATTATGAATCATCAGCTGATGAGCTTTATTTAATTCTTGTTGTTTACCTATTAATGGTGTTACAGCACTCATAGGATATGGAGTCCCACTATACATATACGGAATTGGTATTATAGGATATTCACTAATAGGAAGAATATTATCATATAGAAATACTTCATCACCAATAGTTACACTAACATTTACTCTTGTATCATAAAACTTGATAGCATCTAATAAATTCTCTCTAAACTCTGGAGATTTCATTAGTATTTTAAACTCATCATCAGTTACAACATATGTTTCAGTTCTTGTTTGAGCATCTTTTAACTGTGTTTCAAGCATAATCTCCTGTTGCTTCACTTGCTCAGCAGTTTCTTTTTTAACTTTCTCTATTTCAAGGGCTGCTCTTTCCCCAATCATCGCACCAGATTCTTGAGCTTGCTGTATTTTTAGTATTTGCTCTTTTAGTGCAACTTTAGCTTCTTGCTTTATTAATGAAATCTGCTTTGTCAATTCCTTTTCAGCATTTTCAATCATAGCAGGGTCAGCAGGCATTTTAACAAATAAATTCCTAAACGGAACTTTAACTTTGGAATATACTTCATAATAGTCAAGAACTTCATCTTCACTTCCGTCTAACTGATATGCTTCTCCTACTGCTATATCATCAGGTTGTACATTCCTACTTGTGAAAGAATCTCTTGCACTAAACCCTAAATTAGATGCTTGGCCACTTGCTTTCTTAATCTTAGCTTTAAAGTCAGGCAACAACTGCATAAGCTGTGACCTTGGAATGTCCTTTTTAATAATAATGTAACTTGCATCTCTAAATAGAAAGTCTCTACTCATAGAATCTACATAAACATGGAATGGGTCTATTCTTTTAAAAACAACTTCACCTAAACCTTTATCCAAGTCAGGGTCAGTATCAACATGA